CGTGAGGTCCAATTTTTGCTTTAAGGTTAAGACGATCGAGAAAGTTTAATTCTTCAATGTTCTTACCTTCGACTTTGAAGAAGTCACCTTCGACCAATTTCTTGTAAGCTCCATTGAAAATGCGAGGCATTCCAGCGTATTTGAGTTTGATCAAACGCTCGATGCGAATGTCTTCAACAATATTAAGGATATCAAAGTGAGAACGACCTTCTTCTTCAAGGAACTTTTCGAACTCTGCATGTGGGGTGTACAGCGCATGTGAAACCTCGTGGCCTACAAGCATGTCATATACAACCTTACCTTGATCCTTCCAAACTGGAAGACCAAGTACTCGATTCTTAACGTCGAAGTAAGCAGTCGATAAAGACTTATTGTGCGTGACAGTAATATTCTCAGTAGCCAATAGTTTGGCCAGAGATGATTGATTTTGAAGATCTAATATTTTTTCCATATTCTAATTAACTGATATAGATATATTATACTATATAAACTAGAATATGTAAACCATTAACAAACTGTTACCCGTCATCTACTTAAGAGCTTTTGTATTTTTAGTTGTAGAATAATCACAAAATTATGGAACCTCTATTTGCTTAATAATTTCCTCATAAGATCCATACTTTACCTTTTTATTATGTTTTGTCTCGTATTCAGGTAACATATGATTCACCATATGATGACGAAAAAGCTCATCATCGATTTGGTCGGGGTCACTATTTCTTCGCGAGTTAGTAATCGCGATTATATTATTCTTAATGTCTTGGCTATATTGATCCATTGGTACTTACTCGACTAAAGTTATTAACTTTCTCAAACTCGATTTTACTTGGAAATTTACCATCGAGGACGTCCTTCTTATGAGAGATAATAAAGACATTCGTATCTTTCTTAAGGCTATATAAAATCTTAAGCAAATTATCAACTCCATCCACATCAAGAGATGAATCGAATGTTTCGTCAAGTATAAGTAAGTTTGTATTAGCAGAGTTCTTCATTCGAGCAATTTGTCTCCATGCAAAAAGCAGAGCCAAATCAATCCGTGATTTTTCTCCTTCAGAGAAGGAAGCATAACTAAATTCATCGCGATGGCGAGATTTGATTGTTTCATTGAATGATTCATCTAAATCGAATTTGACAAAGAAGTCTAAGATGTTAAGATACTTATTAATAAGATTATTCATTACTGGAAGATATTGGCGAATAATCTTTGTCTTGATTCCAGTGTCTTTGAGCAATTCACCAATAGCATCATAATATGATCTCGTTTCTAACTGCGATGATTTGTTTTGAAGTGTTTCTTCGTATTGAACCTTTCTCTTATCTAAGTCAGCTTCTGCCTCCTTTGTATCAGTTAGCTTATTAACTGAGTTATTCTGATTTTGAAGTCCTGACATCTGTTTGTGTAAATTGCTAACTAGATTTTGATTAGATCTAATATCAGATAGAATATCTTGTATCTTTATATATGCTTCATTCGTAGCATCGAACTTGGCATTTGCACTTTTGATTTTGTCTTCTAATACCTTTAAGCCATCGTTTAACTCCTGCGCCTTTGTTTGGGCTTCAAGGTTTTTAGCCTTCTTTACTTCACTACTAATCGTCTGATCACATGTAGGGCAACAATCGTTATCTTCAAAGAACCTAGCATCTTTTACAACCTTTTTGATATTTGTATTAATTTGAATTTTAAACTCATTTAAAGAATTTTGTTTATCAATAGCAGCATTCTTTTTCTTTAAAAGAGAAGGAGCAACCTCATCATAGTTAGACTGTAACTCATTATTTCGCTTTTCGAGAAGATCGATTTCTGTAGATATAGACTCGATTTGTTTAAGAGCCTTTGTAGACTGCTGAATATCGATATTCTTTAACTCGGTGATATGCTTTGTTTGAAGAGAGATTTGCTCTTTAATGATATTGATTTGTTGATCTGTATCAAGAATATCACTCTTTATTTTTGAACATCTGTCCTTAACGAGCGTATTCATCTTTGTAAAAATACCAATATCGAGTAGATCCTCAATCACATTCCTACGTTGGTGTGATGGAAGCTGCATAAATGGTATAAAGTTGCCTGATCCAAGAACAACAACTTGGTGAAATGACTTATGATTTAGTTTAAGAATATTAGTTTCAAGAATCTTTTGATAGTCACGGCTGTGTGATTCTTGGTTAAGAAGCTTATCATTATGATAGATCTCAAAAATGTTTGGCTTCATACCTCGAACAACGCGATATTTGTTTGGTCCAATAGTGAACTGAACCTCAACAAGTAGTTTTTTATTATTAATACTATTGACTAATTGAGGTCGATTGATATTACGATGAGGTTTACCAAACAATGCATATGATATTGCATCCAACATTGTTGATTTTCCAGCACCATTAGATCCTACAACAAGAGTTGCCGAATCTTTGTTTAATGGTATAACTGTTGGTGTATCTCCTGTTGATAGGAAATTCTTATAAGATATAGATTCAAATATTAGCATTATATAGATTCCATTTGTTGAGCTTCGACAAATAATTCCTGAAGCATGCCTTTGAGTTTGTCGGTTTCTAAATCAGTTTCTATAGAATCAACATAGGTATTAAGCAGTGTAGGTGTGTCGACTGTAGATACGGTATCATCACTAACATTTTCTCCAACATATTCATCAAAAGTTTCAACGATTTTAACTTCAAAGGGTTCATATGATTGAATGCGGTCAATGAATTTGTCGAATTCATAAAGGTCTTTTTTTGAAACAACTACGATCTTTACGTATGTTCCATTAATATCATTTTTAGTTATTGTTTCGGTTTCTGTATCATTATACCTTATTCTGCGAAAAAGTACATATTTATTTCTTATTGGTACTAATTCACGAGTTTGGGTATCGATAGTGTGGAAATATTTTGGATCACCAGCATCGGACCAAGTCAATTCCATTTGTGTTCCAAGATAATGAATATTGTTCTTATTGGACTTTGTGTGATAGTGACCAGATAAGATCATTTCATATCGAGAAAATAAACTCGCATTTAGTCCATGCGAAGAAACAGGTAATCCTTTACCCATCTCAAATCCTTGTAATTCTAAATGCGAAACAAGTATAGATGATTTGGATTTAGCAATAAACTCCATGCATTGATCGTGGTTATCCTGTGTCATCCACGGTAGAAATCCGATGCTTAGTCCATCAAACTCTTTATCAGCTGGATCTAAATGAATAGTGATTCGGTCTTTATATTGTGTTAAAATCTGTTGAAGAGAATTAAGAGAATTGGTATTTTTCCAATATACATCATGATTTCCAGGAATAATATCCATTGTCATATCATGCTCGTATAGCTTAGAAATAAAACACTCATACGCATGTTCTAATACTTTATAATTAACATACTTACGATGATCAAAGAAGTCCCCAAGATGCAGAACTTGTTTAATATCATTCTCGACACAATATGGAAAAAATACCTCATCAAAGAATTTTGATGCATAATCCATAAATATAGCCGATCCATTCTTGACACCAAAATGTGTGTCATTCAAAATAGCAATTTTACTCATAATATATTAAAAGAAAAGTTCAACACCGCGGGCAGGTGTATCTTTGTCTTCCTTCTTAATCTTCTTTTTAAATTCTTTAATAGCAGTATCTTTATCTTTAATAGACTGATTCTTTGAACGAATAGTATTAATGATATTCTCTGAATCTAATTTGGGCATATCTGAATCAAAATCAGCAAATGCATCTACGCCTGCATAGGCAATATATCTTTCTTTAATGTCTTGTTGTTTCTTTTCTTTAGCGATACGTCTGAGAAACGCGAAATATGATATCTGAGTAAAATATGCAAACGCATTTGGTAATCCAGTTCGTGTTGCTTTCTCAACGTTATAATTCATAATAGCTTTGATACAATTTTCTACTGCATCCATCACCATCTCTTCTCTATATGTATATCCGATAAAGTTTGGTTTGTGGGATAGACCATCACTTATCTTTAAAAAGCATCTACCAATATAATCAGTAATTACTGGTTCGTCTTTTCCTTCTGTGCGAGATTCATTAACGCTATTAACATAATCGACGACTGCTTGGGAAAATTCTTTATTATTGACATAATGCTCTTTGGCACGACGTACGCGCTTAGCTGGTTTTTTAGCTGGTTCTTCTTTTTTCATAATGTATATTATACTCTATTTAATCACATTTGTAAATAGTTAATTTTAAGGTTTACTTATTACATATAAAGTGTTATAATTGATATAATCAACCAACCAATACCTCAGTTAGCTTTCCAATCCCATCGACATTCAGAAGATTTATTCAACTTATCAAAGAAGTCATCCATTGAATCTAGATTATCAAGTTCATCATTATCATCTTGATTTAATACGTCTTTATCAATATTACTGATATTAGTCAGAAGTTTCTCGTAAGCAATATATTTTAAATAATATGATATTACTGCTTCGCTAGAATTACTTCTAGATATTATATTCGTTGAATTCAATTCTACGATATCATCTTGATCAACTATAACCCATGGTCTTAGTTTAACCATAGTGCTATCTCTTATTAACTCAAGAGGATTAGCGACATATATTGCTCCATTATCTTCATCTACATCCAATTCTTCAGCTATAAGGTATGTACCATCAGACAACCTATATGTAAATAGATTCTCTCCATATAATTCTTCATAATATTTATTCATTTCATTGGTACCTCATGTATGTTATAATTAAAACCTTCTTTAGCATAAATCTTAATTCTATTTATAGCATGAGAATGCGTATAGTTTTTATGCTTCTTCCAACAAAGGTTATCAGCTAAATCATAAACGACTGTCCCTTGTCCAGAATCAGATTTTCGTAATCCACGGCCGATAGACTGAAGAACCCTAATTTGAGATTTTGTTGGTGCTGCAAATATAATATTATGCAGATTTTTCACATTAATTCCAGTCGAGAATGTACCAACTGACGCCACAATAATCGCACCTGTTTCCTTTTCGGTCAATTCTCTGATTCGTTCTCTTTCTTCTGCGTTTACTTCTCCTGATACGAAAAATACACTTCGATCCTTTGCCCGATCTTTAATCATCTTATATAAGACCTTCCCGTGTTTGTTTACAAGGTTGTATAACACAAGTGTATTACCGCTCTGATCTAAAGTGAGATTTGTTATAAATTTGTTACGAGATTCATTTGAGACAATAAAATTTATTTCGTCTTGATACTTAGCTTTAGCCATTAACTTTTTAACCTCGTCTGAATAGTTAAGCACTAATGACTCAATAGTTAAATCAGCTAATGTTTCTGAATCGATTAATTCCTTTGTTGATGTCACCTTGTATGTGGGGCCAAAGCTTCCTTCTAATACTAATTCGTTTACTTGACCACCATCGAGAGTACCAGTTGTTCCAATTCTAAAATATGCTTTATTTAACCGATTCATGATTGTGGTTAAACTCTTAGCTTTAAACGTATGAGCTTCATCTCCAACAATCATGCCATAAGATATGAACCAATCAAGAGGTAATTTTATAGCGCTTTGCCATGTAGTAATAACAACGCTCGCATTAATATCAAATTTCTCTTTTCCAGAGTATATCTTATGAACATCTTCTTCAGTATCAAATTCTGGATCATTAGTCGAGTAATCATTAAAATCTTTCGTCATCTGCTCAACGAGCGAAGTAGTAGGAACTACGATAAGAACCTTTCTATCCATATCTTTTGATAGAAAATAACGCGAAAGCATATAAATAATAAGCGATTTGCCAGATCCAGTAGGAGATAATAAGATAGCTCGTTGGGACTTAGTAGCCTTTTTAAAAGCATCTATTTGGTAATCTCTTGCTTGAATTACATTACCACCAGAACATAGCGGAAGATCTTGAATAAATTTGTCGAGCTCTTCATCCGTAGCACTGAGCGTTGGCTTTATATCAGTATCAACGATAAGCTCGTAATTTCGGGATTTTGCAAATTCTGCTACTTGACCTAATAATCCAAACGGAAGTTGCTGTGATCGCATATCAAACAATCTAACTTTTCCGTCCCACATTTTATTACGATATGCGGGCATAAATTTATAGCCTTCAACATAGAAGGTAAAATATTCACTTAGCTCTCGCAGGATTCCAGAATCATCTGATTCCAGAACTATATGAGCTTCATTCTTCTTTCTTACACGAATCATTATACACCAGAAGTAAACTTCTTAAAATCTAAAATATTTTTAATGTGTGTGTGCCTCCACCGAAGGTTGTTCATAATCTCTTCGAGAGTTTCTACAATCGCATTTTGATATTCGATTTTGCCATTTATACGAATGATATCCTCATCAGTCTTATAATACATATCCATATCGGATTTAAGCGGTTTAGACATGCCATCAAATGGATCATATTTCCATGATCTTTCGTCAATCTGCTCCTTTGTCATTTTACCATTATAATAAAGCCACTTTTCTTTTCGGGTTTTATCGAGTTCCATTTCATTTTTCTTTAACTGAAGTTTAGCTAAAGAAAAAATCTCAAGGTATTTAGAATGCAATTTAGCAGATTTTACGGTTTCTTCATCAAGGTTGAGATCATCAATTTTAACGTCTTCAGCCCACATTTTCATTATATTATCAAGTGTCATCATATTATAAAGGTATTTATACTGTAAATTTATTTAATTATTTCAAAGTAATCATATCTAAATGATACTGTGCTTTGTAAGTATTCAATACTGGTTGCTTGTGTAGAAAACTCTACTCCTCCTAGAGATGTTGGTAACGCATTTATAAATTTGATCTGTTTATTCACGTTATTGTGACTTGATAATATTGATAGTATAATATCGTGTTTAGCAGAGAGGTGATCCTTTGCATTAGACTGAATCCAATTAAATACTTCTATGTAATTATTCATATCTTCATCGACCATGAAAGTTAAATCAACTGCATCGTATGTTACTTTATCACCTGCTACAAACCCCTGATAGTTTCGATACGCTGCCTCAGTCTCTCCTAATGATACTGTTGGAAGACTGAACGTAGTAATAAAATATTCAAGATTTGAAAACTTAGGAGATTCGATCGTTACTCTAAAACCAGTTGGCGAGAGCATATTAAAATTATCTGTTAGTTGTGTCATACATATATTTATATAAAAAAAGTGGAGGCCTCGAAAGACCTCCACTTAAATGAAGTATTATGACTTACTTAATTAGCCAGCAACGTTGATATTAGCAACGCTGAATGTACGGAAGTAAGGATTTGTGTCAACTGTTCCAACACCTGTTGCAGTTCCAACGAACGGATTCTGTTGCATACCATAACGAGTCTTGAAAGCAATCTTCGGTTGGAAAGTTGCTTCGTCAACTGCACGTACCATAGTAAGTGGTACATATGGGCAATAGAACATACCAGCATCGTATGGATTAGTTCCACGATATCCAACTGTTACATAGTCAGCAGATGCGTATGGGTCGATGTAAACCTTAGTGCGACCATTAAGAACACCTGCGAAAGTGTTACCAGTGTCGTCAACTTGAAGGTTAGTTGCAAGAGCTGGAGCGTAATCAA